GTTTACGAGCACCAATCAAGGGAGCTGGACGTCGGCGGACTGGCAGGCGGCGAGATTCGGGCTGGCGATCGCCTGCCTGAGGGATCAGTTCTTCTGTCTGAACGCCGCCGACTCAGGCACCACCAATGCCTACTTCATGGATGAAGTGCTGCAGCAGAACGGCCGATATGGCTGGCTGGGACGACCTACCGACCCGCCGCAGTCTGCGGCTGTGGTGAAGGGCTGTTGGGTGCGCAACTTCACCGGCGGCGTGGTGATTATGAATCCAGCTGGAACTGGAGTGCAGACGATCAATCTGAGCGCCGACTTGGGGCTGAGTGGCCTGTCCGCCTGCGCTTCGAACGGATTCGGCGACACTGGCATCAACACCGGCAACCCTGTCTCGAGCGTCACACTCCAGGCGAGGGACGGGCGCTTTCTCAAGTATTAGGAGCTATGCGATGGCGATCACTACACTGAATCAAGTCCTGTCCGGTATGCAGCCCATGCAGGTTTATAACAAGGCAACCGGCGCTACGATGGTGGTGGGCAAGCCGCATAGCTGGTGGTCGCTGGCGGGTACGCCGGGAGCTGGCTCCTTCGATACCACCCTGAACGGCGTGGTGCTGAGTCAGACGAGCGCACTGGTCTCTGGTGCCATCCCCTTCTACGATCCGCCCGGGGGCCAGAATCAATACCTGGCCCGCTTCCAAGGCTCCGTTCAGGGCGGCTCAGGGCAGCTGATGTTGCTGGATAGGCTGTGGCACAACGGCGGCTTCACCATCACCTCGACCGGCGCACAGTCGATCACATCGCCGACCTGGCCGGCGCGCGACTCAGCGGGCACCACGAATGGAGCGGGAGTGCTGCTGGCGATGGAGATCAGCGCGGCCGCCGGCGCTGCTTCCCCTACCATCACGGTGAGCTATACGAACAGCGCCGGGACGGCGGGACGTACAGGGACGAACGTCGATCCTACGAGTAACAGCCCCGCCATCGGCTCTTTCTTCCGCATTGGTCTGCAAGCCGGCGACTATGGTGTGCAGAGTGTGCAGAGCGTTACGCTGAGCGTGAGCTGGGTTTCGGGCACGATGAATCTGGTGGCGTATCGGACGCTGGGTTCTATCGAGTGCCCCTCGCAGTTCAGCGTGAATGCTATTGACGCGGTGACGGGCGGCATGCCGCAGCTGTTCAACGGCACGACCCCCTTCTGCATCATGTATCCGAGCGCTGTGACGGCAAGCGGCGTCTTCAGCTCTATCATCACCACCCAGGGGTAATGTATGGCTATCGCTAACCTGGATGGAGTGGTTGCCGGCTGGCAGCCGGTGCAGGCGTTCTGCAAACCCTTTGTAGCGACTGGCTCTCGTATGGTCTCAACCTGGGGTATTGCGGGGATACCTGGTGCAGGCTCGTATAACACCACCCTGAATGGCGGCGTTTATTCTTCGACCAGCTCGCCGGTGGCAGGTCAGATCTTCCATGCCGATCCCGCCGGTGGCATTTCGAGCTACGCGGGGCGCGTGCAGGTGGGTAGTTCGGCGACTGGCGTCAGCATGCAGGTGTGGTTGGTAGATCGGCTCTGGGACAATGGCGGCTTCGATGTCACTAACACCGGCGTGCAGAGCATCACTTCGCCTACTTGGCCAGCGCGAGATATGGACGGCTCTACGAACGGCCGCGGCGTGATGCTGATGTTGGAGGTGTCGGCGACCACTGGCTCAGGATCACCCTCTATAACAGTCACCTATACGAACAGCGCTGGTACCGCCTCTCGCACCGGCGCTAATATCACCTCTACTGCCACCACCACCGCCAGCCAGGGGTTCCTGATCGGCCTCCAGGCCGGGGACGTGGGGGTGCGAAGTGTGCAGAGTCTGCAGCTGTCGGGCAGCTGGACCTCTGGTACGATCAACCTGGTCGCGTTCCGCTGGATCACTCCTGTAGGAATCGTACTGAATGGCGCGGGAGCAGATCCAATTACAGGTGGGTTCGGGCGGCTGTACAACGGGTCAGTGCCCTATTTCCTGGTGCTGAATGGCAATTTCGCGGGCTCTGTGAACGGTACCTATGTTGAGTGCCAGGGATAATGTCCGGAATCGCGCAAGCCTACCCGAGCGGCTCCACAAGCGCATGGCTGCGCAACCCGAGGTTTGGCTGGCAAACTCAGATGATGTACTCGCGCATCGTGCGCGGGTCTACGCAGCCGCCCGCCGGCGCCCGAGTCTGGACACAGTGGTGGATAGGACAATCGGCTGGGATAGGCAACAGCCAGGCGCAGGTCGATCGGACGGCGTTCCTGGGTTGGACCTACAACGGGAATGTCAGGGCGCACGAGACCGCCCTGCTGCCCCCGATCAGCCGGGGCAATTCGATCTCCAGCCTGGGGCCGATAGTTTGGAACAAATGGTTCTTCGACAGCACATTCACCCCGATCCAGCGTCTTGGAGCGAACCTATCCACTGGCGTGTTCGCCTACACCGGCCAAGACGCGTTTCTCTCCTTCCCCCACATCTACTTCCTGTTGCTGGATGCAACGAGCTATGATTTTGAGCTGGGTGTCGGGACCGCCGACCGAGGGATTAGTGCAGATATTGGCACCTTCGCCTATACCGGCGAAGACATCAACTTCTCGATCGGCCACACTATTCCTATCATCATCGACGCCGGCATCTTTTCCTACACCGGCTTCGATGCTAACTTCAACATCCTCAGCCCAGGTAGGGCGGGGCTCCTCTTGACCACCTCTACTCGAGTCGTGAATGGGCCGAAGAGGGTAAGTGAAACACTATCTCCGCCGTTCGACTTCAGTGTCTTTACGATTGCAGGGGATGTGCTCAGCAACCCGCAAGTCACCATCACGGTGTACTCGGGAGTGGACCCGAATCCGCAGGCGATGTTTGGAGGGTATTTGGTGAATGGGACGGTGGTTTATGTGACGCTACGTGGAGGGGTCGCCGGCGCCATCTACCGAGTGAAGGTGACGGTGACGGCAAGTCTGACCGGCACCCCTGAACTGGATAGCCTGATCGCGGTACTCCCAGATGGACTCTAACACCCTCACCCCGGAGATGATTGAAGCCTTCGCAGGAGCATACCTGAGTCCTCGCTATGACCAAGCCCAGCCCACCCCCGACTTCCACAGAGAAGCGTGGTCTTACTATTGCACAGACCGTCCGGCGTGTGCTCTGGCAGCACCACGCAATCATGCAAAGACGACTGCTCTCACAGACGACTACATCCTCGCCAACGTCTGTTTCAGAGTCGAAGAGTACATCATTGTGATGGGAGCTTCGGAAGAGATGGCGGTGGAGAGGCTAGGGGATATTGCCTTGGAGTTGAGGGAGAACGAGCCGCTGAGAAGGGACTTCCGCATCCAGGGATTCATCCAAGAGCAGAAGACCGATATCATCGTGGAGTGCACTGATGGCTACCAGTTCAGGGTTCTGGCACGCGGCGCGGAGCAAAAGATTCGCGGAAGGAAGTGGAGGGGAAAGCGCCCAGGCCTTATTGTCTGTGATGATCTCGAAGATGATGAGCAAGTGGAGTCGAAGGATCGAAGGAGAAAGTTCTCCCATTGGTTTTTCCGGGCTGCGAAGCAGGCCCTCAGAGATGGAGGGAGAATACGAGTCCACGGAACTATCCTGCATGAGGACTCTCTCCTGGCCAACCTCATCAAGCAGTGGAAGGGAAAGCTATATAAGGCGCACCGCAGCTTCGATGAGTTCGAGGACATTCTTTGGGAAGAGAAGTTCCCTGAAACGCGCCTTAGAGCGATCAGGCAGGAATTCATTGACCGGATGGACTCCTCTGGATACTCGGGGGAGTACCTGAATGATCCCTTTGATTCGGACGAATGCTATATTAGGAGGGAGGATCTGCTTGGAATGGATGATAAGGATAGGGCGAAGCTTAAGAAGTATTGTGCCGCTGCCGACTTTGCCGTCTCTACGCAGGATAAAGCTAACCGCAGCGCCCTCACAGTCGGCGGCAAGGATATGGATAATCTCCTGCATAAGGTGGATAACCGAGTGGGAAGGTGGGATGCCCTGCAGCTGATAGAGGAGCTGTTCAGTGTCCAACTGAGGTGGAAGCCGGAAGTATTCTGGGTCGAAGATGGCGTAATATGGAAGACCTTGTGGCCCATGCTCAAAGCGGAGATGAGGAAGAGAGATGTCTGGATTAACTTCAAGCCGATCCCTTCGACCCAAGATAAGGCCGCGAGAGGGCGGAGCTTTCAAAAGAGAACCCGCGCAGGGGGATTTAAGGTTGAGAAGGAATCATCCTGGTACGCCCAGTGGGAGAACGAAATCCTCAGATTTACTGGCGTCACAGAAGCTACGCTGGATGACCAGTTCGATGCGGACTCCCTGCTCTGCAGGGGATTTGAGGAGTTCTACGACGTCGAACTCGATGACCTCGTCTCCGACGAGATTCTGGAATGGAGAGAGATGGCTAACGCTGCTCGAGGTTCCGGAGGACGGAATCAGCACACCGGGTACTGAAGATGGTTGAATTAGAAGCAAGGCTGAAGTTCGATCAGGCGCTGATCGACGATCCCAATCTCTGTGGGAAGCTCAGTCCGGAGGATCTGGGGAAGATCAGCATGTGGGTCTGGGAGGGATTCACCAAGGATGTGGCCAGCCGGCGGGAGTGGGAGAGGAGGAACAGCGCCGCGATGGACCTGGCGATGCAGGTGCAGCAGGCTAAGAACTTCCCCTGGCCGAATTGCAGCAATATCATCTTCCCCCTGGTAAGCATCGCGGCGCTCCAGTTCTCCACTCGCAGCTACGCGAACCTCATCAGGGGGACGGAGATCTACAAGTATCGGGCGGTGGGGGCGACTGACCCCAAGCTGTTGCAGATGGCGCAGCTAATCGGCAAGCACATGAGCTGGCAATGTCTGGAGGAAGACCAAGCGTGGGAGGAGCAACATGATCGGCTCTTCATCAATGTTTCGATTGTGGGAACTGCTTTCATCAAAACCCGGTTCTCGCCGGCGGAGCAGCACAACACCTCCACGCTGGTCCCGGCTCGCGATCTCGTACTGGATTATTCTGCACGCAGCGTTGAAAGCTGCGCGCGCAAGACGGAAGTCATAAAGATATACAGGAATGAAATCTGGGAACGCTGCAAAAGGGGGATCTATAGAGATGTGACGGAGGAGGGTTGGTTCAATGAGAATGCTCGCATTGGAATCGTGGAGTCTCTTAACAATACTGAGCATGACAAGCGGGTTGGTCTGGATGCTCCCCAGGGAGATCAAGATACTCCTTTTACTTGCCTGGAACAGCATCGCAACTTAGACCTGGATGGAGACGGGTACGCCGAGCCCTATATCGTTCTGCAGGAGAGCGCTTCGCGAGCGATCCTGCGAATCGTGGCGAGAGTGTACCGGATGGAGGACGTGGAGACGAATGACAGAGGGGAGATAATTACAATTCGCCCCTTCGAGTCTTACACCAAATATGGCTTCATCCCGGCGCCGGATGGAGGGGTGTACGATATAGGGTTCGGTGTCCTTCTGGGACCGTTGAACGACACAGTGGATACAGCAATAAATCAGATCTTCGATGCCGGCACCTCGAACATGCTGGGGGGCGGGTTCGCCGCGACCGGCGCGAAGATGAAAGCGGGGGTCTACACACGTACTCCTGGGGAGTACAAGATCATCAAGGGGACCTCCGATGACATACGTAAGGCACTTGTATCGTGGCCTGAAATACCAATATCTAATGTGCTGTTTCAGGTTCTCAGCCTGGTTATCCAGTATGCAGATCGTCTGGCTGGTGCCACTGAGACCTTGGTGGGTGAGAATCCTGGACAGAATACTCCTGCCTCCACCTACCAAGGGATGGTAGAGAATGGGATGCAGATCTACCGCTCGATTTTTAAGCGGATCTGGCGGGCGATGAAGGAGGAAGGGAAGAAGCTGCATGTGCTGAATGCAAGGTTCCTCCCGGAGAGCCAGCGGTTCGGAGAAGGGGATGAGCGCATCACCAGAGAATCTTACAAGACGAACCCTAATCTGCTTGTGCCGACGGCAGATCCGAACATGGTTAGCGATCAGATGCGGCTCCAGCGAGCCTCTCTCATACGCCAAGGTGCCCACTCGGTACCCGGATATAATCTGGAGGCGGTCGAGAAAGACTGGCTGCAGACGTTGGGAGTTGACAACATCCCGCAAGTGTATCCTGGTGCCTACTCGCAATGGTACGCCCAGCATCCTCTGCCGAATCCGAAAGCTCAGGCAGAGCAGATGAAGATGCAGGCGCACAAGATGAAGTACGACTTCGAGAAGTGGAAGACGATTACCGAGCTGCAGGCGGCGCAGAAGAAGACCATGGCGGAGATAGACTTTATCAGGGCGCAGGCGGCGAAGCTGGTGGCGGATATTGGCGCGGACAAGGCGGCGCATCAGCTGGAGGTGTTTGATAAGCTGCTGACGCATCTCGAGAGCCTGGGTCAGGTTATGAATGATAGGATCGAAGCGATGATGGGAGATAAAGATGAAGGTGAGTCTGGAGGAGCTGGAGGACCTAAAGGCGACGCCGGCGGGTCGGGCGCTGTGGCGCTACCTTCACCGCAGGGTGGAGCTTCTAATGGGGCAATGGGCGGAGGGGCGATTCAACAGTGAGAACCCGAGTGTCTGCACCGCTGCAAACATTGGGGCGATACATGAGCTGAATGCATTCAAACAGATCATAGATATAGAGGTAGAGGACTTAAATGAGAGTGAATCCAGTGAACAACTCGGGGTTTCGTCCCGTGGGCAAGGCCGTGCTGCTTAGAGCCTTTGAGATGGCAGAGAAGAAGCACATGATCCATCTCCCTGATGAGGTGGAGATGAGTGTTGCGACCTGCGATACTCAGGGGATAGTGGTTGAGATAGGGCCGGACTGTTGGCAGGGCGAGAAAGAAACTCCTAGAGCGAAAGTAGGCGACAAAGTCTTGATAACTAGGTTTAGTGGAGGGATGCTGAAGGGGAAGGATGGCTTTATATACCGCATGATCCCAGATCACGCGATCTATGCAGTAAAGATAGAAGAGGAGGAAGAAAGTGAAAATATATTACAGCGAGAGACGCAGCAGGCAGTACGCTAGGAAGATTGCTTACGATCTTGTCGAGAATATGCGCAAGTATAAGAATGGCAGGAACGATGACATACGCTACTTACATTTGGTATGTGCGAGACTGAAAGGCAGGAGAAGCAGCCGTGGCTACTGAAGAAGAGACACAAGTGGAGAACGGGGAGATGGAGCAGCAGGCTCGGCAGATGGGTTGGATGCCGAAGGAGGATTGGAAGGGCAAGCCAGACGGCTGGGTGGACGCAGCTGAGTTCGTCAAGCGCGGCGAGACCTTCATTCCCTTCCTCCAGCATGATAGGAAGAAGTTAAAGGGAGAGCTAGAGGCAGAGCGGCAGGCGAGACTGGGACTGGAGCAGACGCTGAGAGAGATGAAGGATCAGGTAGATGGGCTGAAGTCGTTCAGTGAGGAGATGGCTAAGGATAGAACGGAGAGAAGGAAGACAGAGATTGCACAGGCACTGAAGAATGCGCGGGAAGCGGGCGATGATGTGAAGGTGGCGGAGCTACAGAATGAGCTGGGAGAAGTGACAAGGAAGCCGAATGGAGAGGTTAAAGATCCAGTAAGAGAGGAGGCGCCGAAGGGGCCAGTTATCCAGCCCTGGGTGAGAGAGTTTATAGAAGGGAATGATGAGTTCTTTAAAAGTGGCAGGAAGGTGGCGCTCTTCAACGCGGTGATGCTGGAGCGCCGGCAGGGCGGCGATTCGAGGGTGGGTCCTGATCAGGGTACCGCCCTGCTAACGGAGGTGAGAGATGAAGTCGAAAAAACGCTCGGGGGAAACTCGAGGAGGACAGCGCCGTCGAAAACCGAAGAGTCCCGTCCCGCAGGAGGAGGTCGCGGATCTTCTGGAGGGAAGGGCTGGACGGACCTCCCAGAAGAAGCCAGGCAAAAGTGCAGCGAGCAAGCAGAGAAGTTCGTCGGGAAAGGCAAAGCGTTCAAGGATGAGGCGGCGTGGCGGAAGCACTACGTAGCTGAGTACTTTGGACCAAGCGCGATCACGCGGAGGGCTGAGGAATGAGCGATCCAAACAAGGGGCTGCCGCCGATCCCCCCGAAGCCGGCGACGGCTGTGAATGTGGGCGCGGTACAGGGAGTGCCGGTGAGCCAGCAGGAGAAGCAGGCGAATGAGATTACGGAGACGAATAATCCTGCGAACGAGGCGGCGGCGAAGATGATGAAGGAGAGGGGGCCGCGGTTGGAGCTGAATGCTCCCTCGAGGAGGCTCGACGTGCCACCCCTCCCTGGCTACCACCTGCATTGGTTCTTGGAGAGGAACATACCCGAGGCCCTGCGCGGCTGGTACGAGTTCGTCACGCCAGAGGAGATGCCCACCCTCGATACCTCTATCGGAGGTCGCACCAAGGGTGCCACCAGCGATGATCTGGGAGGGGGGCGGTTGAGTGTGATTTCTGGACAGGATGAGCAAGGCAAACCCCAGCAGCTCGTCTTGATGAAGATCCGCCAAGAGTGGTTCTTCGATAGTCAGAGGAAGATTGCTGAACGCAACCTCTCGGTGGTGCAGCAGATCTTCCACAAGAAGGCTCCGATCTTGGAGCCGGGGGAGAAACAGGCAGATGCGCAGATGAGATATACGAAAGAGGCAATACTTGATCTGTCCCTAGGCCGATTCAAGAAGGCATAGACTGACGATGTTCTTTAACTTTAACCGTGGAGCTTGATATGGCAAACGCTAACAAGGTCAACGGCTTCACCCCAGTTGGATACTTGAACGGTGCTGATTGGGATGGACGAGGCCGGGTATATGCAATCCTCGCAGCGCAGACCAATGCGATTGCGGTGGGAGATCCAGTGAAATTGGTCGCCGGCGGAGATACGGCGTATTATCTGCCCTGTATTGATATTGGGGCAGCAGGCGCAGCTTGCATTGGAGTGGTACTGGCGCTGAGCACGAATCCGAGGGGGCTGGGTCCCTGGGCGGACCCGACGGCTCTGAACACGATCGTGCACCGTCCAGCAGCAGCGACGACAGGTAACTGGTACGCGCTGGTAGCAGACGATCCGAATGTGATCTATGAGGCGCAGGAGCAGGCTTCGGGGGGCGCGGGAACGAACTTCGTTCAGACGGCGGCGTCGAAGAATGCCAACTTTGGGATTGGGACGCCGGCTGCGCCGGGGTGGATGAGCCAGGCGTATATCGACAACGGTACGGCCGCAGCCGCTACAGCTACCTTTAACATGCGTTTGCTGGGCCTGAAGCAGGCTATCGACAATGCACCAGGGGCGTATCAGAAGTGGTGGTGTGTGTTTCAGAACCATCACCTCATCACTCGCCCTGTCGGCGTCTAATTGAACTGAGGAGAAACCAAAATGGCAGGCGGCGTTATTACCACTGGTGCACATCCAAAATTGCTGTGGCCAGGAATCAAGGCAACATGGGGGCAGATCTACGACGAACATCCGTTCGAGTATCCAGATCTGTACGATGTTGAGTCAAGCTCGAGGGCGTGGGAGGAGGACGTGCAGATCACGCCCTTCGGACTCGCCCAGTATAAAGCGGAGGGCGCGACGGGGTACTTCGACTATGAGACCCAGGGACCCGTTACTCGTTATACGCATCTGGCCTATTTCCTAGGTTATAAGGTGACGTATGAGGAGTTGTCGGATAATCTCTATGAGATTGTTAGCTCGCGGCGTGCGAAAGCTAATGCGTTCTCGATGGTGCAGACTATTGAGAATGTGTCTGTGGTCCCCTATAACGATGCCTTCTCGGGCACGTTCTACACTGGTGGGGACGGTGTTTCGCTGTGCAACACTGCCCACCCGAACACGACAGGGGGGACCTACAGTAATGCACTGACGCCGGGGGCGGATCTCAGCGAGGCGGCGCTCGAGGATATGGTGATCCTCATCATGGGAGTTCAGAATGATCGTGGACTGCTGGTGAGCATCATGCCGACGAGTCTCCACATCCCTCGCCAGGAGTGGTTCAATGCCCACCGCATTCTGAAGAGTGTGCTGCAGGCCGACACTGCGTTGAATAACATCAATGTGCTGAAAGCCACCAACGCCTTCCCAGGTGGGATTAAGATGAACCATTACTTCACCGCCGCTCATGCTTGGTTCGTTCGAACCAACTGTCCGGAGGGGATGAAGTACTACTGGAGGGAACAGCCGGGCTTCGCCCAGGATAACGATTTCGATACGATGAACCTAAAGGCGCGGTCGTACATGCGACTGTCTGTGGGTAATACAGACCCGAGGGCGGTCTTCGGCTCGAATGGTCCGTGATAGGAGGCGATAATGTGGTCGTGTTACATTCCGTGTAATGCGACCACATAATTCCACCTTCAACCTTTAGGAGAATCGAATGGGTAATCGTGCACCTCCGACCCGCTTTGAGTCGGGCCTCAGCACGGACTTTCCGTATGGGCCGCTGGCGAACTGCGGGATGGTTAATCCTTTCCTGTATCACTTTCTGGCAGATGACTTTGATGGGAGCCTAGGAGCTACGGGTATCTGGGCTATTGTGAAGAGTAGCACAGGGACTGTGGCGACCACAGCGGGAGATGGAGGGCTGGCGCTGTTCAGCCCTGCCGCGACGGCGACGGACTATGCCTACATGCAGATGCCGTCGGCTGGGTTCAAGGTCACGTCGAACTACAGTATGTTCTTCCTCTGTCGCTTTACCGTGACAGCGACGACCATGAACAATCCGACGATCTGGCTGGGGCTGGCGCAGCATCAGGCCTCAGCCACGCCGGCGATCACGGATGGAGTCTACTTCACTAAGGCGAATGGCGCTTCGACTCTCAGCCTGGTAACCAATGTCTCCAGCACTGCCGTCACCACAGCCGTGCCCTCGAGCACTCTGGTCACAGCGACGAGCTATGATGTAGGGTTTGAGATCACGGACAATGGAGATCTATCGGCTTACCTCGGGACGAACCTGGTAGGATTCCAGCCGCAGAGCGGGACGGGATCGGCCGTCGCCACTCGAGGCAAGGTGCTGAGAATCGCTGCGCCGAGCTACCCGACGGCGAACCTCAGCCCGATGATCGCCATCCTTGCCGGCGACACCTCCAGCCCCACCCTCACAGTGGACTTCGTGATGGTGGCGAAGGAGAGATAGGTGATAGTCCAGGTTGTGAAGGACGGC